TTCACGCCCGTGCGGGCGCAAGATGGAATCCCGCGCAGGTTGGAAGGGATAAGTGCCCGGCCCGCCGCCGAAGCCGACCGCGCTGAAGATTCTGCAGGGCAATCCTGGCCGCCGTCCGCTGCCTGTCGGTGAGCCTACGCCACCCGCGGGTGCCCAGCCGCCGGATTACGTCAAGGCTGATCCGGTGTTGCTCGTGGAGTGGCACCGGCACGCGGGGCGTCTGACGAAGCTGGGGCTGCTGACGGAGATCGACGACGAGGCGCTGGGGATGCTCTGCCTCCTCAACGTCCGGCTGCGCGGGCTGCTGGTCGCGACGGCCGCCGAGACGGTGCTGGGCACGTCCTCAATCCTCGACCTGTCGAAGGAGCTCCGGATGCTCTGGGCGCGGTTCGGGATGACGCCCGCGGATCGGTCGCGGGTGAAGGTGGAGAAGCCGAAGCCGGAGTCGAAGCTCGAAAGGTTCACGAGTGGCGCGAAGGGCTGACCCGGTCGAGAAGTATGCGCGCTCCGTGGCGGGCCGGAAGGCTGTTGCGGGGCCGTACGTGCGCCTGGCCGGCAAGCGGCACCTGAAGGACTTGAAGAACCGGAAGAAGACGGGGCTGGTGTGGGACCTCGACAAGGCCATCCGCGCTATCGAGTTCATCGAGACGATGCTGCCGCTCGAGGACGGGCGGGAGTTTCTGCTCCAGCCGTTCCAGAAGTTCATCGTGGGCTCCGTGTTCGGGTGGTTCGGGCCGGAGGGGTTCCGCAGGTTCCGCACGGCGTACAACGAGATCGGGAAGGGGAACGGGAAGTCGCCCCTGGCGGCGGCCATCGGCATCTACGGCATGGTGGCGGACGGGGAGCCGGCGGCGGAGGTGTACTCCGCGGCCACGACGCAGGACCAGGCGCGCATCGTGTGGAAGGACGCGCAGCGGATGGTCGAGTCGGCACCCGAGCTGGCGGCGCTGGTCGACGTGCAGGTGGGGAGCTTGTCGGTGGTCTCGACGCATTCCGTCTTCCGGCCCGTGTCTTCGGAGCACAGGGGCCTGGACGGGAAGCGCGTCCACATCGGGCTGATCGATGAGCTCCACGAGCACCCGACCGCGATGGTGGTCGACAAGATCAGGGCGGGCACGAAGGCGCGGCGCAACGCCCTCATCTTCGAGATCACGAACAGCGGGTTCGACCGGACGTCCGTCTGCTGGGCGCATCACGAGTACAGCGTGCGGGTGCTCGAGGGGACGGTGGAGAACGACGCATGGTTCGCCTACGTGTGCGCCCTCGATCAGGGGGACGACTACCGGGACCAGAAGGTGTGGCTGAAGGCGAACCCCGGCCTGGGGACGATCCTGCCGCGGCGCTACCTCGAAGAGCAGGTGGCGGAGGCGGCTGGGATGCCGTCGAAGCAGAACATCGTGCGGCGGTTGAACTTTTGCGAATGGACGGAGCAGAGTGAGCGCGCGATCGACATGGAGCTCTGGGACGCCTGCGGGGAGCCCGTCGACGAGGCGGCGCTCGCGGGCCAGTCCTGCATGATCGGCCTGGACGCGGGCAGCACGTCGGACCTGTCCGCGGAGGCGCTGCTGTTTGGGCCGGACCCTGACGGGGTGTACGACCTCATCGCGCGGTTCTGGATGCCGGCGGAGAGCCTCGACGCGGCGTGCCGTCTCCACGCGGAAGAGTACCGGCTGAAGCTCAGACAGTGGGCGGACGAGGGGCACATCCGCCTGACGCCCGGCAACGTGACGGACTACGACTTCATCGAGGCCACGGTGCTCGAAGACGCGGAGAAGTTCGCGGTGCGTGAGGTGGCCTTTGACCGCTGGGGCATCTCGCAGTTGACGACGCACCTTGTCGACAAGCTGGGCGAAGAGCGGGTGATTGGAGTGGGGCAGGGGTTCGCGTCGATGAGCACGCCCACGAAGGAGCTGCTGAAGTTGATTGCGTCTCGGAAGATCCGGCACGGTGGGAACCCGGTCATGCGGTGGATGGCGTCGAACCTGGCGCTGGAGCAGGACGCGGCGGGGAACATGAAGCCGGACAAGAAACGGAGCGCGGAGAAGATCGACGGCCCGGTGGCGACGATCACGGCTCTCGCGCGGTCCATCGTGCATCGCGACGAGGGGCCCTCGGTCTACGACTCGCGCGACATGGTGGTGCTGTGAGCAAGCGCAGCGCGCAGCGGGCCCGCGGGAAGCGCAAGGCGGCGCGGCGGAATGCGCCCGGATGGGTCGGGATTGCGGCGTTCATCAAAACGCCCGAAGGGTCCGTCATGTGGGATCCGAGGGCCGTCAGTTCGGAGGAGGCGATCCGGCTCCTATACTCGGCTCCGGAAAATCGTCGGGAGAGAAAAACCGATGGGGCGTGAAGCGCGCGCGCGGTTCGGCCTGATCCGCCCCGAGCGTCCGGCGAAGCGTGGCCCGAAGGTGTACGTGGGCTATCCCGTGGGCGGGTCCGTCACGCTGCCCTTCCACGCTTCCATGCTGCGGCTGTTGGGCTACGAGATGGCGAAGGGCGACAGCCGCCTACTCGCTGGGATCGAGCACACGCAGGGGCTCTACGTGGCCGACAACCGCACCATGCTCGTGCAGCGGTTCCTCCAGACGCCCGCGGATTGGCTGCTGCAGATCGACACCGACATTGAGTTCCCGAAGACGATCCTGGAGACACTGATCGACCTGGCCGGCACGGACAAGAAGGTGCTGGCGGCCAGCGTACCTCTCGGCAGTTCGATTCCGACCTGCGCCTACCGGCTGACGGACAAGCCCGGCATCTTCGATGAAATCGAGAGCGTGCCGCTGCGCCCGATCCAAGTGGACGGGGTTGCGACGGCGGCATGCCTCGTCCATCGCGAAGTCTTCGAGCGCATCGCGGACATGAACGGCCAGAGCTGGTTTCACCACATCTACTTCCCGAAGAGTGGCGCCGGCACCGTGCCGCGGGACTTCGAGTTCACGTCTCAGGGCGAGGACTTCTCGTTCTGTCACCGTGCGCGCGAAGCCGGGTACGCGATCTGGTGTGTCCACGTGCCGAACGTCGGGCACTACAAGACGCAGCGCCTGTCTCACGACAACGACCTCGCGCGCGTGCTGGCGGCTCAGGACGACGGCGTCGGTGAGATCGTGCAGGAGGGATGATGCTCTCGCTCGGCCTGGACGCGGACTATTCCTGGCGGCGGCGGGAGCCGGAGGTGCGGCAGATCACCTGGGCCGACTTCCCCGGCGTGCTCCTGAATGGGTCGTCGGCCGCGGGCCCGACCGTCAACGCGGACACGGCCTTCCAGGTGTCGGCGGTGTGGAACGCGGTCGACCTCATCTCGTCCGACGTGGCCCGCCTGCCGCGGCACCTGTACCGGCGTCTCGAGGACGATTCTCGGGAGCGCATCGACACGGGGCCCACGGCGCGAATCCTCGACGACCCGAACGACGAGGCGCGCATCAACGAGCTGGACTTCTGGAAGACGATCGTGGCCGCGGCGCTGTTCGGCGGCGGGTACGCCGAGATCGAGTACGACAAGGCGCTCCGTCCGATCCGGCTGTGGCCGCTCCTGCCGGGGCAGTGCGTGCCGAAGTACGGGCCGACCGTCATCGACGGGAACCCGTACGCCGGCCGGTACTACCTCTGGCGCGGGCAGGTGTCGATTCATCCGGACGACATCTTCGACATCCACGGCATGGGCGGGGACGGGATGAGCGGCTACCCCGTGGTGGAGAAGGCGAAGCAGTCGCTGGGACTGTCGCTGGCCCTGGAGAAGTTCGCCGCCAGCTTCTTCGGGAACGGGGCGTGGCCGGGGGTTCTGCTCGAGCACCCGAAGACGCTGAGCCCTGGCGCGGCGGAGCGGCTGAAGGTCGGATGGGATCGCCTCAAGCAGGGGCCCGACCGCGCGCATTCCACGGCCGTCCTCGAAGAGGGGATGAAGGCGTCGGTCATGGGGACCGAGCCCCAGAAGTCGCAGATGACGGAGAGCCGCGAGGACCAGATCCTCGAGGTTGCCCGCTGGTGGAACATCCCGCCCCACAAGCTGAAGCACAAGATGGGGGAGCGGCCGGGCGGGAACCTGACCGAGTCCGAGCAGGACTACCTTTCGAGCACGCTCGACGTGTGGCTCATCCGGATCGAGCAGGAGTGCCGGCGGAAACTCATCGCGAAGCCGATGCGGGCCACGCAGTACGTGGAGCACGATCGCAACGCCCTGCTCAGGATGTTCTGGGCCGCCCGCGGTACGTCGTACAAGACGTACTTCGACATGGGCGTGCTGGATGCGGAGCAGATCGCGAAGAAGGAGAACCTGCCCAAGCCGAAGCCGAAGGAGCCGATGCCGCCCGTGTCCGACCCGAAGCCGCCGGGGCCGCCGCCTGCTAACGCGCGGACCTTGGCCGCCGACCGTGCCAACCTCGTCGACGTGGTGTCTCGGTTCGTCCGGCGCGAGGCCAGCGCGGCGCGGCGGGCGGCGAAGAAGGGCCCGGCCGCCTTCTCGACCTGGGCCGACGAGTTCTACCGGGACGAGGTCGTGGTGCTGCGCGGGTTCCTGGTGCCTGCGGTGAGGCTGAGCCTGGCGTGCCGTGGCCTTGACGGGGACGCTGAAGAGGTGTCGGCGGGCCTTGCGACGCGGTACGTGGAGCGGTCCAAGGATGATCTTCTGGCCCTGCCAGCGAAGGATCTGGAGACGCGCGCGGACGCCCTGGTGTCGCGGTGGGAGACGACCCGCGGCGGGGACTTGGCCGAGCAGATTCTGGCCCTGCAGCCGGAGGAGTTGAGGGCGAGGACGGCCCCGGCCACCGTGAACGTGACCGTTAACGTGCCCGAGCAGGCCCCGCCGAACGTCACCGTGGAGACGCACAATCACGTCCCGCCCGTGCCTCCGGCGGCGATCACCTTCCGAGGCGGGGACGTGAACGTGCCGCCGCAGATGACGCCCGACATCAACGTGAACGTCCCCACGCCCCTCGTGCGCGTCGATGCTCCGGTCACGGTCAACGTGCCGTCGCCTGCCCCGCTGAAGGTGGAGCGGGACGCGAACGGGGCCATCACCGGCATCCGGAAGGCGTAGCGAATGGCCGTCACCGAAGGCTCGATCGCAGTAACTGAAGGGGCTGGCAAGCTCCTCGATACCGCGATCGTCACGACCGGCGTCGGTGCGGTCCATCGTGAGGGGACCTTCCTCGGAGATCCCGAGACGCCGGCTGCTCGCCAGCGCGTCACGAACGCTGCGCCCGTGGCTGCCGACTACGGCGCCGCGGTGCGTCTCGGGGACGGGCACAACGTCGTCGAGGGCCTCACCACGGACGCGGCCGTCATCACCGATGTCGCCGGGACGTTGTCGGGCAAGCTCCGCGGGCTGGTGAAGTGGGCGTTTGAGCGGATGCCGGCCGCGTTGGGCCAGGGGACGATGGCGCAGTCCCTGCCCGTCGTGGTCGCCTCGAATCAGAGCGCCGTCCCGGTGTCAGGTACGGTGACGACCTCGCCGCCCGCGAACGCCTCGACGAACCTCGCGCAAGTCGTCGGCACGGCGGCCGACGTGAACTCCGGTCTGAAGAGCGCGGGGACGCTCCGCGTGGTCCTGGCTACCGATCAGCCGGCGCTGACGAACAAGCTGCTGGTGACTCCCGACAGCGTGGCCCTCCCCGCGAACCAGTCCGTGAACGCGGCGCAGTTCGGAGGGACAAACGTCGTGACGGGCACCGGAGCGGGCGGGGCTGGCATCCCGCGCGTGACGGTGTCGAACGACTCGAACGTGATCGTGACGCCTCCCACGCTGACGAAGGGCACGCAGGGCGCGACGGGGTTCTCCGTCCAGGAACTGAAGGACGCAGGGCGAGTCAACATCTGCTGGACGGCTGAGTTCGCCTTCGCTCAGACGGCCGAGACGCTGCTCACCATCACTGAGTCTCGGGACGGGGCGGCCACGACGACGTTTACGACGAAGGTGGTCACGAGCGGGAAGCGTCTGCGCATTACTTCAATGCTGCTCGAGGTGGAGACCCTCGGGACCGGGACCACGGTCCCGCAGCGCTGCTATCTCCGAATGCGGTTCAACACGGCCGGCGCCGTGACGGCATCCTCGCCGCTGCAGTTCGTGGGCGGCGTTGGGGCTCAGCCGCCTGCGATCCTGAAGACGGCGGGCTGGGAGGCGTGGAGTTTCCCTGACGGAATCGAGTACCTGGGGGACGGGACCAAGCAGATCGGGTTCACGCTGGAAAGCCCTGATTGGGTCGTGACAACGCAGACGGGGCGCGCGAAAGTGACCATTACGGCGTTCGAGTATTAGAGGCGTCGGAGGTAGGGCATGAGCGACGTAGACTCCGGGATTGACCTCAAGTTCAAGATCCGGGACGTTCACATCTCTCCGGACGGGGCGACGTTCATCATTTCCTCGGGTTACTACCTTCCTGGCACGCCTCCGCTGACGTGGGTAGAGGTAGGGTCCAAGAGCACTCAGGTTCCGGTGGCGGACGTGAACACGATCATGGTGGGCATTCCGGACGGGATACTGTCGCGACGGGAGGACATGCTCAAGGTGTGGTCGGACTACTTCATCGCCCGCGGGGACATTCAGGGGACGCTGGTCGCCTCGTTGGGAGTGTAAAACGTGCTGGCCGCGCTGATTGCGACACGTCCGGCCGGAGGAACCCCGCCCGTGGTCGCGGTGGGTGAAGGCGTGGGGCTATTCTGGCATCCCGATCGTGAGCGGCGGAAGAAGCTCGCGGCGGATGACGACGAGACGGTGCTGCTGCTGGCGGCGGTTATGTCGCCGTGGAGGAAGTAATGGACATCGAACGCCTGACCTTCGCCGAGCCGATCGAGATCCGGACGCAGGGCGAGGGGCACGTCATCACCGGGTACGCGGCCGTGTTCGACACGGAATCGCGCGTCCTGGGCGGCCGCGGTGGGTTCCGCGAGGTCGTGCGTCCCGGCGCCTTCGACCGGAGCCTGAAGGAAGCCGACGACGTCATCGCGCGCGCGAACCATCAGAGTTCCCTTCTGCTCGGCCGCACCGCCAGCGGGACGCTGCGCCTGTCCGTGGACGAGCGCGGCCTCCGGTACGAGATCGACGTGCCGAACACCACGGCCGGGCGCGACACGCAGGAGTACGTGAAGCGCGGGGACATCCGCGAGTCGTCCTTCGCCTTCATCACGCGGGTCAAGGGCGACTCGTGGGAGAAGCGGTCGAGCGACGGCCTGCCGCTGCGGGAACTGCTCGACGTCGAGCTGGTGGACGTGGCGCCCGTCATCGACCAGGCCGCGTACCCGGCGACGCAGGTATCCGCGCGGACGCTGGAAGAGGCGAGCAAGGCCAGCGAGCCTCCGCCCCCGGCGCCGGGCGTTCCGAACGAGGTCAACGAGGCGCGGCTGAGGCTGGCCGGTGCCTGAAGTTCTGAGCGACGAAGAGGTCGAGGCTATCGAGGCTCTCATCCGCGCCGCGATTCGTTGGTCGGACACGGAGAAGTCGACCGTGATGGAGAAGTTCGGCCTCCTGATGGCCGACTACAAACGTCTGCGAACGGAGGTCGGTCATGGCTGACGGACTGTTCTACAACGACACGCGCGAGTCCTTCGTCGTCGGGGACGTCTCTCCCGTCACGATGGCCGCGACGGCGAAGGCGCTGTACCCGGCGTCGAACTTTCCGAGCCTCACGGGGTTCTGGAACCGCATTGGGAAGACGCTGAGGATCCAGGCGTGGCTGAAGCTGGTGCTGGGCGGCACGCCCGGAAACATCAGCTTCAACGTCCATTGGGGCACCGGGGCCGATGCGAACGGGACGCTGGTGTGCGTGGCGGGTACGCCCGTCGCGCTGACGGGTTCGGTGACGAAGTGCGGGTACCTGGACCTGATCGTCCGTTGCCTCACGACCGGCCCCACGGGCACGCTACAGGCGGTCGGCATCGCGACCTTCGATCCGGCGATCGTCGCCTCGACGCTGCAGCCGATCGTGTTCCCGGCTGGTGGCGGCGCCGCGTCGGCCGCCTTGGACCTCACGGCCGCGAACATCGTGTCCGTGCAGGCCCTGCAGTCGGGCACGGCCGGCACGATTCAGGTGCAGCACCTGGAAGTGACGGCGGGCCAGGCGCGGGCCGGGGCGGGCTGGACGTCGGCCATCCAGTAAATGGAGCTCCTGATCGGCTCGGGCTCGTCTCGCGACCGCCGTCTGCTCGTGGACGGGAAGGAGTCGTGGACGCAGCTCGTCACGCTGGACAATAACGCGGACCACGCGCCTGACTTCGTCCACGACCTCAACGTCTACCCCTGGCCCTTCGAGGACGACAGCCTCGACGAGGTCCACGCCTACGAGGTGCTGGAGCACCTGGGCCAGCAGGGGGACTACCGCGCCTTCTTCGAGTGCTTCGCGGAAATCTACCGCGTGCTGAAGCCGGGCGGCTATCTCGCGGCGACGTGTCCAAGCTACCGCAGCATGTGGGCCTGGGGCGACCCATCGCACACGCGCGTCATCACCAGCGGGACGCTCGTGTTCCTCGATCAGGAGCAGTACGTGAAGCAGGTGGGCGTGACCGCCATGTCCGACTTCAGGTACATCTGGCAGGGCGATTTCCAGGCCGTGTTCGTGGACATGCAGGGCGAGCAGGACGGGGAGGGGCTGTCGTTCGTGCTCCAGGCGGTGAAGCCGTCGCGCTTGACACGGTAGAACCGCCGGGCGCATGTTGAAGGTGTAGACGTAGCAGCTCGGCCGTAGCGGACGCCGAAGCGATCCGGGGCGGCTGTTCTAGAAGATCCGTCGCGCGCTGAAGCGGGCACGGACCTAAGCGAAAGGAAGCACTTTCGCCAGGGTTCGCGCCCGCTTTGCATTTGGGCGCCCACCTGGCCGCGCTGGGAGGCGCTCAGTATGGACACAAAGGAACTCATCGCCGAGCGGGTCAAGCTGCACGAGGAGAACAAAGCCGCGCTCGACAAGGCGGCCTCCGAGAAGCGGACCCTGACGGGAGAAGAGCAGGCCGAGTTCGACAAGAAGGACGCCCGCACCGTCGAGATCCGCAAGATGCTCGACAACATCGCGAAGAACGAGTCCGAGGAGCGGATGCTCGCGGAGTCCCGCGGACGCAAGACGGAGACGGCCATCGTTTCCGTCGATGCCACCCGCGAGCGCGACAACGACCTGGCCTTCCGCGCGTGGGCCGCGGGCGAGTACGCGACCGAGGAACAGATCGAGGCCGCCAATCGGATCGGGTTCCGCTACATGCGGCGAGAGATCGAAGTCCGCGCGCTGTCCAGCGTGACGGCCACGCAGGGCCAGGCCAGCATCCCCAACGAGATGATGAAGGCGTACTGGGAGATCCAGAAGTGGTACGGGCGCGTCCGCAACGTGGCCGACGTCATCTCGACGTCGACCGGCGCCCCGCTCCCCCTCCCGACCGTGGACGACACGGCGAACACGGGAGAGATCGTGTCGGACGGCGGCGCCGTCACCACGACCGCGGACCCGACGTTCGGCGTCGTGACCCTCGGGGCCTTCAAGTACAGCTCCAAGGCCGTCATCGTGCCGATCGAGCTGCTTCAGGACTCCTCGATCAACCTGCCCGTCTACCTCGGCACCGCGCTCGGCACCCGCATCGCGCGCAAGCAGAACACCGACTTCACGGCGGGGGCCGGGACCACGCTTCCGTTCGGTGTCCAGGTGCAGGCGGGCCTCGGCAAGACGGCCGCGGCCACCAACGCCCTCATCTGGGACGAGGTGATCGACCTGTTCCACTCGGTCGACATCGCGTACCGGAACCGTCCGAACTCGGCCTTCATGATGGCCGACACGACGGCCGCCTTCCTGCGGAAGCTGAAGGACAGCCAGAACCGCTACCTGTGGGAGATGTCCCTGCAGGTCGGTCGGCCGGACACCGCGTTCGGCCAGCCGGTCATCATCAACAACGACATGGACTCCGCGTTCTCCACCAACAAGCGGCTCGTGCTCTACGGCGACTTCAACGCCTACAAGATCCGCGACGCCGGGGCTCCGCAGTTCTACCGGGCCGACGAGCTGCGCCTGCTCAACGGCCAGGTCGTGTTCCTGGTCTTCCAGCGGTCGGACGGCAACCTCGTCGACGCCACAGCCGTTCGCTACCTCCGAACCGCGTAACAACCTCGTGGGGCGGGTCGCTCGCGTGGGCCCGCCTCACTTTTCAGCGGAGGTATCGAATGCCGAGACAGCCTCATCCGGAGCCGACCGGGACCTTGACGGACAAGCAGCCGGCTTTCGACCCCGGCTATCCGAACTTGCCCCTCGCACCTCCCGATAAGCCCAACAACATCGTCGTCGCGGTCGGAGTGTGCAAGGGAGAAGACGCGGTCGACCAGCTCATGAAGAGGCCGCGATGAAGGTCCGCGCGCTGACGTCCTTCGTCTGCGAGTCGGGCCAGGTCGAGGCGGGGGCCGTCCTCGAGATGGCCGATGACGTGGCCGCAGTGCGGATCGCGGCGGGCATGGTCGAGCCTGCGGGCGAGAAGGTCGAGACGGCGACGGCGAAGCACCACGAAAAGGCCGAGACGACCGTATCGCGGAGGGGGAAGAGGTAGGTGGCGCTGTGGGCCTACGCGCTCCGCACGGTCGTCGCGGCGAAGGCGGCGCTGAACATCACGGGCACGAACATCGACTCCGTGGTGGAGGCGGCTGTCAACGAGGCGTCGCAGCTCGTGGAGGGCGCGTGGGGGACGGAGATCGTCTCGCGCGGGAGCGTGACCGAGTACTACACCTTCTACGCGCGGGATCCGTCCTGCCACGTCCTCTATCCGAATCAGCGGCCCATCGTGAGCATCACGAGCATCAACGAGGACGCCACGCGGGTCTTCGGTGGGTCGACGCTGCTGGTGGTCAATACCGACTACATCGTGAGCCAGCCGGCGTCGAGCGCGGACGGCAAGATCATCCGCGTCGCGAACAGCCTCCCGCAGGCGTGGACGGTGGGCTGGCGCGCGGTGAAGGTCGTCGGCATCTTCGGCTTCAAGGACACGGCCGGGGTCGTGTCCGCCGCGCAGGACGTACATCCGGTGATCCTCGACGTGTTCGATGACCTCACGGCCTGGATTATCCGGCACCGGACGAAGGGCGAGGTGGGCACCGACTCGTCTACCGACGCCATGGGCACGCGCACGCTCTGGCAGGGGCCGCCGATGGTGACGGAGGGCATGAAGACGCGCCTGGCCTCCATCGGGGCGCTGTCGCCCACTCTGCGGGGCGTCTACGGGGAGCGGGACGCATGATCTCCCAGACCTCCGGCATCTTCACGCCCGAGGGCTTCGCGGAGGTGCTGGACCGCTTTGGAGCGTCCATCCGGCCGTCCGTGGTGCGAGGCATGAAGCGCTCCGCGAGGATCCCGCGCGCGATCTACATGGCGAAGGCGCGCCAGCACGGCATCGTGCGGACCATCTTCGGGAAGAAGCCGAAGGGGCTGGGCGGGCTGGTCAAGACGAAGGTCACGGACAAGGGGAACGCTTTCATCCTGTCGATCGAGCTCCGCGGCCTGGCGGCCATGCAGGAGAGCGGCGGGCGCACGAAGGGGCACCTGATCGGGCCCGGCCCGCGGAAGCTCAAGCTGAAGGTGCCGTCCATCGGGGTCGTGATCCGCGACTCCGTCCTTCATCCCGGCTCGAACATCCACGTCTTCCCGGCGGCCAACAGTGCGATGGTGACCGCGGCGCCGAAGATCGCCGCCGCGATCGAGCGGGAGATCGCCCTCTTCGAGGCCGGCGGGGTGCGCATCGTGTCCTCGGCGGTGGCGTAGATGGCCGAGAGCATCCACGAGCAGATCGTGGTGGCCCTGCGGTCGAGCCTGGCCGCCATCACCAGCGACGGCGGTACCACGTACTGGTACACGCCCGCGGCTGTGGTGCGGACGCTCTGGTTCGCGCCGGACGAGGCTGTGCTGAAGCCGGGGCTGGGCGGGCCCATCTACGCCATCCGGCCGGGCGAGGAGACGCACGAGGAAGGCACGACCGGGAGCTCGAAGGGCTTCATGGACCTGTTCGTGCTCGTGGCGACGCCCTACACGGACAGCGACACGCCCCACAACCCGGCCACGGTGATGCGCTGGACGGTGGTCAACCGGATGGTCCGAGACGTCCTGCGGAAGATGCTGGTCGATGTGCAGCTCGTGAGCGCTGGCGGCGCCGTCGAGAACGTGTTCGCGAACCCGGTGACGGTGGATCGGGACCGCTTCGTCGAGGGATGGGCCATCGCGGAGATCCACTTCACGATCGTCTATGCCTATCGGAACAGCACGCCATGACGAAGAAGCGCAACGCCCAGGACGCCACGCTCCGCAACACGCGCTCCATTCGAGCGGAGTTGAAGGACCTGACGGCCCGCGTCGAGGCGATCGAGGTGCTACTGACGGAGCCCGGAGTCGAGGCGCCGGCGGGGCTCGAGGCGCAGCACATGGCCCTTCAGGAACGTGTACGCGCGCGCAGGGGGAGGACGGAATGAAGCTCAGGTTCGACGGCAAGCAGCGTCAGTACCACCCGACAACCGGGCTGGATCTCGTTCCGGGCGAGCACGAGTACCCCGACGAGAGGGTCGAGCAGCTCCTGGAAGCCGGCCTGCACAAGGTCAAGGGCTCTCACGAAGACGCCCACACGAAGAAGGGGAAGGAGTAACCCGTGGCGAAGAGCAAGGGCTATCAGGGGATAGTCGGCTTCAAGAAAGCGGCGACCTGGGGTACGGCCGTCGCGTGCGCGGCCCTCGACGGGCTCGAGGTCCTCTCCGTCGACCTCGAAGCGAACCGGACCATCATCCCCCGCCCCACGATCACCGGGCGCGTGTCACGCATCGAAGGTGACGCTGGGAATATCGAGGTGGGCGGGACCGTCCGTGCTCCGCTGCGCTACGAGGGCGTGGGGCGTCTCATTGCTGGGCTGTTCGGCACGGCCGGAGTCCCGGCCACGCTGGACACGTCCGCCCGCGCTCATACCCTCAAGATCAACGACAACATCGACGGCATCTTCTGGACCCTCGCCTATGAGGTCTTGAAGGACACCACCATCTTCGAGTTCAACACGGTGAAGCCCATCAGCGTGAAGCTGAGCTGGCAGATCCCCGGAGAGGCGATCCTGGAGGTCGAGTTCATCGGGAGCAACTTCACCGACGTCTCGGCCATCAACACCACGACCACCATCGACACGATCACGCAGTCGGCGAATACCGAGATCGCCCAGGCGCGGCACTTGGCCGGCGGGATCCGGCTCAACGCGCAGTCGGGCGGTGCGCTCGGATCGACCGATGCCGTGGACTGCACGGCGGGCGAAGTCACGATCGCGCGGCCCCTGGAGCGCGATTTCACGACGGCGCTGGGCTACCTGTCGAGCGAGCCTCAGCCGCCGGTCGGGGACGCGGCGTTTCTCTCCGTGACGGGCTCCCTGACGTTCTCGCAGTACCAGACGGGCTCGCCTGGTGGCAACACCGCGTACGTGATGGAGCAGCTCAACCGGACCACGAAGAAGATGGACTGGTCCTTCGTGGGAGACGGGCTCGCGGGCGCGGCGACGGAGAAGTACAGCCACAAGCTCTATTTCCCCATGGTCGTGTTCGGGTCGGGCAAGCCGAAGCTGTCCGCGGGCGCGCTCGGCTGGCAGGTGCCGTTCGAGTCGCACCACGTCACCACGGCGCCGACCGGATTCACGTCCGGGTTCGTGGACGCCTGCACCTGGATGAACACCAACAAGCTGACTACGGACCTCCTTGCCTGATGGGCGCGGGTCGTCGCCTGCAACGCGAGGACGAGAGGTTCCGCGCGCGCAGGCGGCGCTCCGATCAGGACACCGCGATCGAAGCGGCGGCGCAGACGCTCATCGAGTGTTGGCCGTGGCTGGCGGAGCAGTACCGGCTCGGGAACGTGCCGGAATTACCGATGGGGCCGCTCGAGGCCGCCATCGCTTGTTTCATGGCGCATACGGGCATCGACCCGTGAGAAAGGAAGAGAGCCGTGGCGATCACCTATTCAATCGAGGCCGGAGTCGGGGTTTGGTTCGACCGGAAGGACGAGAACGGGGAGAAGATCCTCGACTACGGGAAGCCCGTCCGCGTGAAGGTTCACGCGCTCCCGAAGGACGAAGAGCGTAAGGCCCGCACTGCGGCATGGGGCGGGCGCAAGACGAACAAGGTCGGTAACGAGACCTTCGTTCGCTCCGCCGACCGTGGCGAGGCGCACACGCGCGAGGCGGCGATCGCCGCGCTCGAAGAGACCGAAAACTTCAACGTAGACCTGGCCGGGAACGCGAAGGCCGAGGAACTCTTCGGCAAGTTCCCGCGCACGAAGGCGACGCACAAGGCGGCGCGGGAGTCCGAGGTGTGCTTCGACGGGCAGTGGACGCCCGAGGTCAAGCGCGCCTACTTCACGCTGTTCGCGGCGAGCCCGAGCGAGGCGACGGCCATTTCAAACCTGGCCAGTCAAGTCGGGAAGCGGTCGGCGGACGAGGAGGCGGCGGCGACGGAGGATTTCTCGCAGCCTTGAGGTTCCGCCTCTCGGATGAGTTCCGAGGGGAGCGTGGCGAGGGGATGCTCAAGGCGCCGAGCGGGAAGAAGTACGGGAGCCTCGATGCGAGATGCGCGGCGTGCGTGGTCAAGGGAGGTCCGGAGAAGCGGTGCCACCCTTGGCCGAAGGAGTACCGGAAACAGAACCCGCACGGCTACGCCTGCCCTCGCCGGGAGTGGCCGGACGGTGAGTCTCCGGACCTCGGACTGCTCACGAGTCTCGGCGCACGGGAGCACGGGCACCTGTTCTCGAAGCGGTGGGACCTCGTGTTCGGGGACCTTCCGCGTGATGAGCAGGCGCGGCTATTCGACCGGATGCTCGCGGCGCACGCGGACCCGGCGATCAGGTCCGTCTACTGGCCCGAGGTGAACTGATGGCTGTTGTAAGGATCGACCTCGAGGTCAACGACAAGGGCTCCGCCCAGGTCATCGGCAACGTTGGCGGCCAGCTCAAGATGATGGGCTCCGAGGGTGTGAAGGCCGGGGCCGCTATCGGTGTCGGCTTCGGCCTCGCCACGAAGGCGCTGGACGTCACCATCGGGATGCTGCAGTCGGTGGGGAGCGCCGTCTCCACCGCCATCCAGGGCTTCGTGGCCCTCGGCGGGCATCTTGCGGACGTGGCCGCGAAGACGGCCATCAGCACGCAGGCGCTGCAGAAGCTGGCCTATGCGGGCTCCCTCGTCGGGGTATCCGAGGACGAGATCACCGGGGCTGCCGTGAAGATGGAGCGCGCCCTAGCGAACGGGGACGCGGTGTTCGGGAAGCTGGGCCTGTCCGTGGCGAAGCTGCGGGCCATGAAGCCGGACGAAGCGTTTGCGGCTATCGCCACGCAGATCATGAAGATCAAGGACCCTGCGGGCCAGGCGGCGGCCGCGATGGAAGCCTTCGGGAAGTCGGGCGCGACCCTGCTGCCGTTGATGAAGTCGGACATCGCCGCGGCCACCGCGGAGGCGGAGCGGCTGGGGATCGTCCTCTCGGACAAGGACGTCGCTGCCGCGGATGCGCTCGGGGACGCGGGCACGAAGCTGGGCGCGGCCTGGGAGGGAGTCAAAAACCAGTTCGCGGCGGCCATCCTGCAGAACCCGGCCGTGTTGCAGGGGCTGGAGAGTCTCGTGCGCGCGATGGGGGACCTGTCGCAGTGGCTCATAAAGAACCGCGGCGCCATCGCGGCGCTGGTCGACGTCCTCATCGGCACCGGCCAGTCGGCTGTGGAGGGCTTCAAACAGTTGACGTCGTGGGCTGGCGCGGCGGCCTCGAAGCTGAAGTACATGGTCGACCTCGTGCCGGGGCTGCGTGATGCATTGAAGGCCGTGAAGGACCTGAACGCCTGGCTGGGCATGAAGAACACCGAGGGCTCGGGTCTGTCATCCTCGTCGCAGCTCGTGCAGCCGCCGGCGAACCTCTCGTTCCTGGGTAAGGGTAATCCAGCTATCAAGGCGGCGGCTGATGCCCAAAAGGCGTGGCAGGACGCGGCGGAGAAGGCGCGCGAGGCCGACGACAAGTTCACGGAGGGAGTACGCGATAACGCCTATAAGCAGATGCTCGGCATCCAGAACCTCTTCGACAAGCGCGGCAAGGCGCAGGCGAAGGAACTGGATGACGAACTGCGTCGCGAGTACGCCTATGCGGACATGCTGCAGAAGCTCGGAGAGAAGAACGAGGCCATCTGGAAGGAGATGGAGGCGAAGAAGGTCGCCGAGCGCGTGGCGGGGATGCGCGCTCTCGCGAGTGCCATCGGGGAACTTGGGGACGAACTTGGCGGGGCAAGCGGCGCGCTCCTGCACTTCGCTTCAGGTGGACTCTCCGCCCTCGCGAACCTGAACGACGAGGCGCTGCAGGCGGCGAGTATCTGGCAGAAGTTGACGATGGCGATTGAGGGCGCCATCGACGCCTACAACGCGGGCAAGGCGGCCGGGAGTCCCGGCAAGGGCGCGCTGGCCGGCGCCGGGAAGGGTGCCGCCGCGGGTGCCGCCTTCGGACCCTACGGAATGATTATCGGCGCGGCCCTCGGTGGCGTCATCGGGTACTTCGGCGGGAAGAAGGCCCAGGACGCGGAACTCCGGGCGCTCCGTCAGGAGCTCGACGGGCTGCTCGCCCAGGCGCAGAAAGCCGGGGTCGTCTTCGGAAAGATGTTCGACCCGAAGAACGCGCAGCAGTACAAGGCCGCGATCGATGAAGTGAAGAAGGCGCTGGACACGCAGACGGAGGCTCAGACGAAACTGGCCGACGCCGTGGAGCGCTACGGGTTCACCGTCGAAGAGCTCGGGCCGGTGATGGCGAAGCAGAAGCTGGACGAGCAGGCGATGCAGCTCTATCAGGACTGGCAACTCCTGAATGCGGCCGGCATCGATCACGAGGCCATCTTGAACCGGGTCGGCCCGGCGGTCGGGGCCATGGTCGATCAGTACGCGGCGGCTGGTGTCGAGATCCCCTCCGCGATGAAGCCGATCATCGATGACCTCTACACGCACGGGAAGTTGATCCACGAGAACGGCGAGGCGTACACCGAGGCCGAATATAACGGGCTGTCCTACGCGCAGACGATGTCCGAGATGTTCAAGGACCTCATCGCGAAGGTCGACGAGCTGGTGTCCGCGCTCCTGGGCATCCCCAACAAGACGGTAACGGTGAACGTGCGGAAGAACGACCCCGACAACCTGCTCAACCGTGGGGGCGGCGGTGGAGGCGATGGTGGTTCGGACGACGGCGGCGATGGTGGCGGCGGGGGTCGAAATCAGAACACGCGGGTGGGGCCCTCCGGCGGCGGCCACGTGTTCAACATCGACGCGCGTCACTCGACGAACCCGGCGGCGACGGCGGCGGCGGTCAAGAAAGCCGTGCTCGCTGGGCTGCGGAATGATGGAGCCTTCCGGGCCGAGACCGCCCAGCGCGTCAGGGGTTGACGGATGGGTCTACTCGATCCTGCCCTGCTCGCGTACCTGAAGCGGCCGGACGCGATCTGGTTTCCGCTGCTCGAGATCGACGCTTCGGACGGGACGACACTCCGCTACACGGGCAAGGACGCGGCCATCGCGAGCAAGAGCCTCGGCCTCTACGAGGGGCGAGTCGAGCAGTGGGGCAGCATCGGGCGCAGCGTCTCGGGCCGGGAGGGGTCGCTTGTGGCCCCCACGGCATCGATCACGCTCGACGACCGGGACCGCGCCGTCACGCGCAAGGCGCCCTACATCCTGCGACAGACGGCGCGAATCAAGATCGCGGTACACGAGAGTGCGGGCCTGGCGGCGACGACCTTCTTCACCTACTTCACGGGCAAGGTCTACGCCTACGAGCAGGGCCCGGAGACGTGGCGTCTTGACCTTCGACAGGATGACATCGCCCTCGATGGCGACATCCCGAAGCGGCGCCTGACGGTCTGGGACTGGCCCAACATCGACCGCAGGAACATCGGAAAGCCGGTGCCGATCATCTACGGGCGCCAGGAGCGGACGGGGTTTGCGGGGGACCGGCCCGGCGGGATGGTGCCGGCGTACCGCGTCGATGGGGTCGGGTTCGTGTACGTCCTCGCCGGACACTTCTGCAAGGCCGTGCCGAAGGTCTATGCGGCCGACGTCCTCAAGACGGTGGCGACGGACTACACCATCACGAACCCTGTGCGGAACGGAAACCAGTACACGTGCATCGACTTCGTGCTGGACCCCGGCGAGGACGTGGCCATCACGGCAGACGTCGATGGGATCGAGGACGTGGGGACCGGCGCTGGTACGCTCATCAGCACGCCCACGGACGAGTACGCGCACTTCCTCACCAATTGGGTGTGGGGCGATTACCGCGCGGGCGCCTACGCAGCGACGGACAGCCGCATCGACGCGACGTATCTGGCGTCGGCGCTGGCCTTCGGGAACGCTTACTCCTATGCCGGCTCCCGCTGGATCGGAGAACTGAAGACGGGGCTGTCGTGGCTCGACGAGTGGGCGTCGTCTTGGGAAGCGATGCAGTTCTGGACGAACGCGGGGAAGCTCTGCCCGTCCTTCTTCGACCACCGAAACCAGAACGACGGCATCCACGTCACCACGGGCTGGATCAGGTGGGACGAGCACCGTCAGGGCGACACCATGTCGCTGACGCCCGACGACCAGGCGTATCAGTCGAATCTCCGCATCGAGCACGCCTATTCCGCGGCCGAGGGGCAGTACTTCGAGACGCATGTTACGCAGGATGCGAGTGCCACGGATCGCGGTCTCATCTCGCGGCAAGCGCCGTGGCTCCCCAACTATGGGGGCGTGGCGTACGGGGACACGTTCAACAACATCGCGCGCACGGTGGGCGGCCGCAGGATCAACCGATATCGGAACCCCATCGGACGGCTGAAGGCCCGGTGCCCGATCTACCAGATCGACAACGAGCTCCTGACGGTCGGTCCCGTGTCCTGGGACCGCGGCATGATCCCTGGCGGCGTCGGGTGGGGCCTGCAGCCCTGGGAGCGCCAGCTCTTCATGCTCACCGAGACGAGCATCAATCTGGACACGGGCGAAGTGGACGTGAGTCTCGAGGCGCTGCGCCCGGCGCTGGCGTCGTTCCATCACAGCGGCCGGTCCCGTACGACGGTGGCCTCCGGGGCGGAGGACGGGCTGTTCGTGGTCGACGTCGGCACGGCTCGGACGATGACGCGCGCGTCGAAGAAGTGGAGCGACGACCCCGGCGGCTACGTGGCGGAGCAGGCGGCCGGCACGTTGCCCGTTACCAAGAACGGGCTAATGATCGAGGACGCGATCACGAACGAGCTGCTGGAATCCTCGTTTGCCTCGTCGAGCGGGTCGGTGCAATTCCTCTCACCGGATGCGACCGATTCCTCGACAGGCACGGTGACGGCGTTCGGGATCCCGACCCCGGCCAGCCTGTGGGAGGCCGTCGACGATCCGAACCTTTCGCCTGACGGGTACGCCAGCTACATCTACTACACCCTCTCGGCTACGGCCGGGGTGCGGTTCACGTTCACGAACCTCGTCGGGACGCCGATCATATCGAGCCTCAAGCTCCGCACGCAGTGGGACGCCGGAGACACAGGGGCGGGCGCGGCGACCATCATCCCGCATGTCAAGATCGGCGGCGTCACCTATGACGGAGCGGGTCAGGCGACGACCGGGAACGGCTTCTCCGAGTACAGCTACACCTGGGCGGTGAGCCCGGCAACAGGCATCGCGTGGACCGTGGCGGAGGTGAACGCGATCATCGCCGGCTGGCGGGTAGACACGGTTCCGAAGACTAACGCGGCTCAAACACAGGTCGTGATTGAGGTGGCGTGCGTCTCATCCGCCGTGCTCTACAACCAGGGCGGCGGCGGGCAGGGTACGGTGACGTTCACGACCGACGACTACCTTTTCCAGGACGTGAACGGTGCCGCCGTCACCAGTGCGAAGATTTTCGCGACGAGCCCGGCGCAGGGGACCAACATGGGCCTGTCGGTGGACACCGCGAGTCTTGCCGCTAACAGCCAGCTCCGCGTCTCGATCGACTACAAGAACACGACTGGCGGGACGCTCTTTTGGCGCCTTCAGCGGCTCGTGGATAACTTCACTTGGAATGACACGACCCACGTGTGGGGCGCGGCCGTCGTCAACAACGCGCTGTCGGTGTCGACGGCATGGCGGCGGGCCCTGGTCGGGGGGCCTTCGCCTGACACGCCGAGCGCGCCCATCGCACTCGGCGCCGGGGCCTCCGTGGTCCGTCTCTTCCTTCTGCAGATCGCGGGGAGCACCAACAATAACCAAATCGACCGCGTCGGTCACATGCAGATCGAACGGGCCGCGGCGGCATCTCCGGAGCCGTGGTGGTCGTCGCGGAAGATCAGTAACGGTGGCGCCGCATTCGCGGGTGCGGCCGACGTGCTCTCCTGGCCGAACGACGGGTCCAGCGGCTTCAAGATCGTGCCGGTGAAGCGCGGGACCATGAAGGCTACTGTCATTCCGAACTTCGACGTGCGCACGGGCCCGGCCGGGCCGGTCAGGACATTCGTCGTATGGTCAATCGTATACAGTGCGCCCCACGGTTTCCTCCTCACCTATAGCGACGGTGGCACTGGTACTTGGGGCTGGCGCCTCATCGTCGGCAACGGTGGGGTGGCCACCGCTTTCGTGGCGGACACGAACATGCACCCGGGCCAGGCACGTGAGGTTTGGTGCCGCTGGACATCGAGCGTGGGCGATCTCGGCCTGGCTGCAGGGACAGCCAGCATCTTTGTCCGCGCGCCTGGCGGGGCCGTCACGAAGGGGACCGATGCCACTTTCGGTGCTTCGCCAACGGAGGCCGCCGCCACGTTCTACCTGGGATCGAACGCCGGAGCTTCGCAATGGAACGGGGAAATCAGGGACATCCGCTTTATGCCGTGGACGCTGACGGACGGCGAGATCGGCTACGACCAGCCGAGCTGAGGGGACATGGCATTCAAGATCGCGACGGGCCGGAAGTTCAACCTGCTGGAGCGGTGCGCGGCGGCCCCGACTGTGACGCCTGCCGCGGACGCCCGGTTCCCGGTCACGAACGCGTACGACGGGTATCCCGATCAGCCCTTCATGTTCGGCTCGATCGCCACAACCGCGACTTATCTGATCGATCTGAACGAGATCACGGACGGGGACATGGAAACCGTCTTCGACGCGACCACGACACTGCCGACGTCGGCATGGGGTAAGAAGGGCGCGCCCACAGTTACGCGGGTCACGGGCGCCGGAAACTTCAACAGCGGGACAGCCGGGTGCCGCGTCGTCGGTACGGCCGGAACCGACTATATCTACTTCGACGCCCCTTTCCTGACCGACGAGGGCGGCCACTTCACGGTGTCGTCGCGGAGGGGCACGAACGTCGGCGAAAACTCAAACGTCTATGTTCAAAACCTTCAAAACGGAAAGTACCTCACGAACGCCGCCGTCTGGACGCTGACGAAGACGGCGTTCCAGAACATCACCGGAACTGCGTTCGTGACCACCGCCTCCGATTTCACCATCGAGCCTTTCTCATCCTGCGGCGACAAGCACGCCATCATGCTGCGGATCATTCTCGATGGCGGCGGCGCCGCGGCCTCGGGCCCGATTTATGACGATGTCTACATCTGGCCGGGGGTGAGCCTCGCGAGCATCCACGGGCACAACCTCGGCGGAGCGACGCCATCGGGCAGCGCGAAGCAGCCGAGCTTCTACTCCGCGTTCGCTTTGGTGCAGTCGGATCGATACTGGGCTTTCCAGTATGAGCCCGCCGGTGGCGCCGGCCAGGCTATCCGCATGTACAGCGGCACGACGACCAGTCCGGCGACCTCTCGGGGCGCGTTCAACGCTAACAATCCATTCGAGCCGCTCTGGTATGGCGAGCTGGTGCTGGCCCAGACGTTCACGCTGACGAAGGAACCGAATACCCCCGTCAGTTATCGGTTCGTGCAGCCGCAGCTCCGGAGCACGGCGGATCGGATCGCCTACGCGCGGAGCTCAGGCCCGACGCGAATCCTGGGCTGCAGCTTCCGCTACTCGAGCCTCGCGATGTTCCAGCAGGCGCGAGACGAAATCTACAGGCGTTCCCTCGGCGGCGTCTACGCGGCCGTGGTGATCCCCAACGACTCGGACACGGAGGTCTGCATCTACGGGCGGCTCGTGGACGATTGGGGCTATGATCTGACCCTCGTCACCTACTTTACCGGGTCCACCCTCGTCTGGACGGAGCTGCCGCTGCCGACGTTCCTGCCCTAAGAGCAGGCGCGGGCCATCCAGATTTTGCGGATCACGTTCGCCGGGTAGAAGGTCGAGCCGTCGCGCACGCCTTCGGCTGCGATCGTCCGCGCGCTGAACCACGCCGCGGCCTCGTCCGTGAAGAAGCCTGGGGGCTGCACCTGGCGCACGAGGTACGTCGGCTCCGTGGTCACGGTTCCGGCTTCGTCCTGGAGGTCGAGCACCGTCACGACGAGCTGGAAGGCGCACCCGCTGGCCTTCGGGTTCCGGGCCTGGGGCGAGGCGCTGGTGGCGGCGAGGACGAGCATCAGGGCGAGGGCGGCCGTCGTCTTCTTCATTCGATGCTCCCATGGGCGCGCATGTTGCGCGCGACGATGATGCCTGTGCCGAGGGCCAGCACGCCTCGGACGGCCCACGCCGCGCGGCGCTTGCCCTTGCGCTCGAGGTACTGGTCCAGCTTCGCGATGCCGACCGTCGCGACTGTGCGGCTGATGACGCGGACGGCCCTGTCGCGCATGAGCGGGTTGCCCTCATCGCGCCTGCGGTGCAGGAACATCTCGGTGCTGGCCAGGTCGGCGACGGCCAGCGCGCCGTAGAATGCCAGCCGCGGGCCCAGGCGCCGCGTGGGCGCGTCCGGACGATCTGGGCAGGGGACGAGGCCGGGCCCGCAGACCGCATGCTGTGTCGGCACGTCCTGGGCCGCCGCGGGCGATACCATCAGGGCGGCCAGGGCGAACAGCACGGGCACCGTCATCGCGTTCCTCATGGTCCCAACATGCGCCCCGCGGGATCAGTCCGGAAGATGCGCCGACCCTCACGGCGCACCCACTATGGCTAATTCTATGTCCAATCGTCCCCTTGCAAGTCATTTCGTGACCTGTGGCCAGCCATCGACCGGCCCGTTTCGACTCTAACCGCTTTGTTTCGCCACGTTGCAGGCACTGGATAGGCTTAAAATCGGCATAGTGAAGGTTCAAATCCTTCCACCAGCACCACTTAACGAAATAGCTTGAACCAAACCGTGGCCATTTGATAGGCTCCGTTTCGGAGGTGCCGGATGGACTACGAGAAGCCGTTGACGGACGAGGAATTGGCCGAATTGGAAGAGCACGCCAAGGGCGGCGCCGCGCGCGGTTTCGGCGGCCTGATCCTCCAAGCTGTGGCTGAGTTGCGGCGCATCCGCGCCCCATTGGGAATCCCGCGGCACATCTGGGAGGCGCTCGCCTCAGCAGACCCGAAGGTGCGCGCGGCCGCGCAGGAGCGCATCGAGCGAGCGCGCACGGGAATGGCGCGGGCGGTCGATGTAGCGACGAAGAACTTCGACGCCGTCGAGCGCACACTCAACGAGAAGCCGTGACGAAGCGACGGCCGCACGGAGCGGGCACCGTATGGCGCCCCAAGACGAACGGCGTGGAGCAGGCCGTGTGGTGGATCTCCTACCGCGTGGGCCCGCGCGGGGCACGACGGCGCATCCGCGAGTCCTCCGAGACGACCATCAAGAGCGAGGCCGAGAAGCTGCTGCGCGCGCGCGTGGCGGCGGCCGACCGCGGCGAAGCCCGTGACCCAGCCACGCAGAAGACGACCATCGACGACCTCGAGCACCTGGTGGCGAACGACTACGTGGAGAACAAGCGGCGCAGCAGCCGCAACGTCACGGGCGCCTTCCAGCACCTGAAGCAGCATTTCGGGGATGGGCCCATCGCGCGCATGGTGTCGGCTTCCTCCATCGCCTCGTACAAGGCCGCGCGGAGAAGTGAGGGCGTGCGGAACGGGACCATCAACCGGGAGCTTGCCCAGCTCCGCCGCGGGCTCAGGCTGGCCGTGGCCCTTGGTAGGCTGTCCGTGCTGCCGTCGTTCTCCCTGCTCAGGGAGGACAGGCCGCGGGCCGGGTTCCTCGAGCCGGAGCAGTTCCGGGCCATCATGCTGAAGCTGCCCACGGACCTGCAGCCGCTGGTGACGTTCCTGTACTGGACGGGCTGGCGGAAGACAGAGGCCACGTCGCTGCAGTGGCGCATGGTGGACATGAGGGCGGGTGTCATCCGGATCGAGGAATCGAAGAACGACGAGGCGCGTACTATCCCGTATGCGGCGCTGCCGGCGCTGAAGGAAGTGATCGAGGTGCAGCGCACGAACACGGACAGCCTGGAGAAGCGAGAGGGGCGGATCGTGCCGTGGGTGTTCCATCGTGGCGGGCGTCCCGTGCTGGCGTTCCTCGGGGCCTGGGCGGGGGCGTGCAAGCGGGCTGGACTGCCGGGGCGGCTCGTCCACGACATGCGGCGGAGCGCGGCGAGGAACATGATCCGGGCCGGGATCTCGCAGTCGGTGGCCATGGCCATCGGGGGATGGAAGACGGCCAGCGTGTTCAAGCGGTACGCGATCGTCGACGAGAAGATGATCGCGGAGGGGCTGACGAAGCTGGATAGCTTGAGGAGCAAGCCGTGATCGAGTCAGGAGACGAGTGGTACCGATATCCGGATGACCGGCCGCCGAACCACAACGGGCCCGTGTGGGCCTATCTACCCGCGCTCGGGAACGACGACGACGGTTACGGCATGGTGATCGTAGCGCGCTGGATTGGCCCGGGGGCGAGCGTGGACCGTGGACTCGGTCCACAAATGCACGCGCCGGGATGGATGGATGCACACGGCCTATGGCTCGATGCCGACGATGAGCGCGTCACGCACTGGCGTTTTCTGTACCCGCCCGAGCCGCCATTCCCGGTCACGGAGACGATGCCGGACCTGACGAAGCTGGATAGCTTGAGGAGCAAGGCATGAATTGCGGCTGCGCAGAGCGGACGTGTGAGCACCCGGCCTTCGAGTGCTCCGGCCGACCCGTCACGGTGGAACGGCCGCACGGCATCGACGTACCTCTTTGTGAGGTGTGCGTGATCGTCTGGGCGATGGTGATGGTGGCGCCGTCGAAGCTGGACGTACTGAGGGGGAAGGCATGACGGTGCCGCTGACGTCCGACGAACTCGCCGTGCTGCTCGTGGACCTCCGCGCCGAAGTGCGAAGCGAGCCTGGGCGTCCCTATGTCAGAGCCGAGACGGCGCTGCGGCTGGCCGAGGAAGTCTTCAGTGCGCGCAGGTTCGCCCTCGAAGTCGTGCGGGTGGCATTCCAGCGGCGGCACGACGGCACGCAACTGGATGCGGACCTGGAGGGCCTGCTGCTGGAGGCGCGCACCCTGCTCATGTCGTCGTCACCTTCCCCCCGCACGTAGGACAGGCATACTCCGCGCTCCCCGAAGTCACCACGATGAGCAGCCACACGAGCAACCAGAGCCCGCATGAGAATATGCTGATGATGGCGTGCAGTACGTGGTTCACCCCTTCCCGGCGACCTAGAACGGGGCGCCTGCAGTAGCCGCAAAGGCCGGACCTTTCCTCTATCGGCATTCGGGCGAGTTTCCTGTGGACTCAGGCCCTAGATAGGTGTACAAAACCCGTCTACCTCGCAACCGACAAAAGGGGAAGATGCCCTGCAGAAGCCAACGGTGAGAGCGCATCTCATGGCCGCCCTCGACGCCTTGAGGCTGGCCGAAGCGGAGATTGACCGCCAGATCGACGCGGTGCGTCCGGTGCGGCCTCCTCCGCCAGTTGCTTCATCCATTCGTCCTGCTCGTCGCCATCGGGTAGCAGCGAGACGAGCGCCTCGACGATCTCCCGCGCCGATCTAATCAGGCGCTTTCCCTCCTCCAGACGTAGATGCGGCCGTGGCGGTGAAGGGGCGCCGTCTGTCCCAATCAGCCATTCGACCGAGACGTGCAGCACCGCCGCCAGGCGGATCAGGGTCGTGTAGTCGGGTTCCCGGCTCCCTTCCTCCCACTTCGACACGGCCGAGTTCGACTTTCCGACCCGCTCCCCGACCTCCTTCTGGGTGAGTTCGAGTTCTTCGCGTCGCGCCGCTAGACGTTCTGGAAACATCGATTTCACCGGGTGAGATGGAGGCATTTGGACTATCCGTCCATGGTGACGCGAAAAGACTTGACACGGGGGGGAGAGATGCGTATTATCTGTGGACGGAGTGTCAAGCATGTTACACGCTCCACGGGAGGCCGAATGGGTTCTGCAGTAGCCGAGTTTCTGACCCCGCAGGACGTGGCGGTGGTGCTGGCGTGCAGCCCGTCCTACGTCCGGAACTTGGCCGACGAGGGGCGGTTGAAGGTGGCGGCCAGGACGGCCGGCGCGAACTCCATCCGCCTGTTCCTCCGTGCTGAGGTGGAGCGGTTCGCGAAGGCCCGTGCGAAGAAGGCGGCCCGGCAGTGAGCGTCACCATGCCGCAGAGTATCGGCCGCAGAGTGGCCATCTCGGAAGATGCGCCGGAGTCGCCGATCGCACCCTTTCGCCGCCGCATCGCCGTGCGAAATGCGGAACTCGCGGCGGCGTATCCGGATGCGGCCGAGGTGGAAGCGCGAGCCCTTCACGGCATCCACGAGGCCATCAACGGAGAGGCCGTCAACATGCGCGGCACCCGCTCGGCGCAGGGCTTCCGGGCGGCGCTCCTGGGCGACAAGAACATTACGCTGGCGGACCTGTGTCGCTTCTCCACGTCGCACGTCAGGGAGGGACGGCAGGCGGCCAAGGCAGCCATCACAGAACTCGCAGCAGTGCTGGGCTACGAACTCGTCGCCCTCAAGGGGCACGACATGGAAGCCCACGAAAACGTGGCGGACCTGTCGGTGAAGCACAGCCGAGTCGTCGCGAAGATCGTCACGGGTCTTGCGAATGACGGCGTGCTGGACGAGCACGAGGCGCGCGCCGTGCAGCCCGAACTGGAAGACCTGCAGCGCAGCATCGACGCGACGCGGGCCATCGTGCGGCGGGCACTGGAGCCGAAGCGGTGAGCGAGCCCGACCGCCTCGTCCGCGAACCCGAGCGCAGGCAGCTCACCGGCATCAGCGGCACCACCTGCTGGCGCCTGGAGCGTGAAGGGAAGTTCCCCCGTCGAGTGAAGCTCACGGACACCCAGGTGAAGAACGGGCGCGTGGGCTGGTGGCTGTCCGAGGTCATGGAGTGGATGGCGAGCCGTAGTCGCGTGACGTTGAAGTCGGTGTCCGAGGAGCGAGCCGCAACCCACTAGACCAGCCGCAGCGAAGCCGTGCCGACGTGAACCGGAGGTGTCTTCGATGCAGACGCTCATCGCCATACGCGGTCGCAAGCGGTTCAAGACGGCGGCGCTCGCCCTGACCGCCCTCGTCGTGTCCATCGCGCCCGCCCTGACGCTCACCGGCTGGATCTACCTGACGGGTGCGGTGGCCTTCCTCGTCTCCCTCGTGGTCCTGTGCGATGCGCTGGACCTGTGGACGGTGTACCGGGATTTCCTGGCCTGGCGGAAGGAGCGCGACGTGGAATACAGGCGGGTGCTGGCGAACTCTCGGCAGAGGCGGGCCGCGGGAAGGCTGCTCCGATGAGGCGCGCGGTCAAGGTCGGGCTCGTCACCATCGCCGCCCTCTGCTGGGTCGGACTGCTCCGCCACAGGGTACGCCGGGCCGGGCCGATGGGCGGCTACAGGTGCGAGACGTGCGGCAGGGCCTTCGCGGACTTGGACGATTCGGGCGAGCAGGGCAGCGGCTACGTGCGGCCTGGACGCGCCATCTTCACGCGCGAAGGGGCCGGCGGGCGTCAGGAGTTCTCGCGCGATGGCACGGGGAACGTCGCGTGAGGGACCTCCGCTGCCTCGTGGGCCTACACCTGTGGTCCGACTGGATGCGCGTGTTCTGGAGGTGGGACGCGCCGAGGCCCATCGAGCGGCGGCGCTGCGTGCGCTGCCCCGCCAAGCAGGACCGGACCCGATGAACGCCGAGCCCGAATACGTCAACGACCCCGCCAGCGAGTACGCGATGGCGGACCTGTTCGCGTGCGACGGGTGCCACAAGGCGTTCCTCCTGTTCGTGGACTTCGGCGGCCGGAAGCTGTGCTCGGACTGCTGGCACGCGAAGGGCTCGCCCTGGCCGAGGCGCCCCGCGACCATCGAGGAAATCCACGCGGCGGAGTTGAAGACGAGGGAGCGGATGCAGGCCCGCGGTGGCGCGGACCGCCACATGGTCAGGAGCGGCAAGTCGTGAACGCGCGCGCCTGGTTCTACAGCCTGCCCGGCCTCCACAACTTCCCGGTGACGGGAGAGACGGTACGCAAGACGGACGAGGCTATGGCGCGGCTCGCGAAGCAGCTCTGCCCCGGCTGCGGCCTGCCGCTGGACGAGGACGGTCAGTGTAACCGGGAGGGATGCCGATGAGCGCCGAAGTGGTCGTGCCTTCCGTTTCGGTCGGCCTGCACCGGAACGTGCCATACGACACGTACGCGCGGTGGGACGCCATCAATCACTCGAAGCTCCGGTTCTTCAACCGGACAGCGGCCCACGCGCGCGAGGCCATCGTGAGCCCCGCCGACCAGACGGAGGCCCAGGCCCTCGGGTGGGCCGCGCACGTCGCCATCCTCGAGCCCGCCCGGTTCGAGGCCGAGTTCGTGGCGGCGCCGAAGATCGACAAGCGGACGACGGCCGGGAAGCTGGAGTGGCAGGAGTTCCAGGCCGAGCACGGCGGACACTCCATCATCACGAAGGACGAATACGACCTCTGCATCGCCATGTGTGCCGGCGTCTGGGCGCACCCGACAGCGGCCGAACTGCTGCGCGGCCAGGGGCTCAACGAGGTGTCCGCGCTCTGGGTGGACGAGGGGACCGGGCTCCGCGTCAAGGCGCGGCTGGACCGGCTGACGTCGATGGCGGGCTGGCCGTGCATCGTGGACGTGAAGACGACGCGGAACGCGGCCCGCTCGTCCTTCTCCAAGGACGTCCACACCTTCCATTACCACCAGCAGGCGGCGCTGTATCTCGACGGGCTCAACGCCCTCGCGCCGCACGAGCGCAAGTTCATCTTCATCGCCATCGAGAAGGAGCCGCCGTACTGCGCGGCGGTCTACGAGATGGAAGAGGACGCGCTACAGCTCGGGCGCGACGACTACCAGAAGCACCTGACCGAGTACGCCGAGTGCGTGAAGTCGGGCCGCTGGCCGGGCTACCCGGACGGCATCGACTACGTGAGCCTGCCGCCGTGGGCCTTCCGTCCGACACAGGGGGAATGATGAGTGAAGAGGTTTCGGACGCGACCGTGACCGAGGAGGCGAACGCCGCGGCGATGGTGGAGGCCGCGAAGGCGGAGCCGCCCGCTCTGGTGGAGACGAAGGGGAAGTCGCCGATGGTCATGTCCGACCGGGGCGTCCAGCTTCGCTCGTTCGCCGAGCTCTGGCGGTTCGCTCAGACGGCGCTGGCCGGGGCCGTGGCCCCGAAGGGGATGACGTCGGTCGGCCAAGTCGCCCTAGCCATCCAGACGGGCATGGAGGCCGGGCTCACGCCGATGCACTCGCTTCAGTCCGTCGTGGTCATCAACGGCAACACGTCGTGGCGGGGGCAGGCGGCCGTCGGCCTCATCCGCGCGGACCCGCGGTGCAAGTACATCCGCCACTGGTCCGAGGGGACCGGCGACGCCATGAAGGGCGTCTGCGTCTCGCTCCGTGTCGGGGCCACGCGCGAGGAGCGGACGGAGTTCGGCGTCGCGGCGGCGAAGACGGCCGGCCTCTGGGGGAAGACGGGGCGGAAGGGCGAGCCGACGCCGTGGGTGACGTACCCCGACCGGCAGCTCATGTGGCGCGCCGTGGGCTTCCACGCGAAGGACCACTGGTCCGAGGTGCTTGGCGGATTCCCGATCGCGGAGGAAGCGCAGGACTACCCGCCGCGGGAGGACGTGGCCGTCCGCGCGAGCCTGCCTCCGCCGACGTCGCCCGACCCGCTCCTGGCCGAGCCCCCGCCAGCGGCGTCCGCCGTTATCGACGTGGCGCCAGCGTGCCCCGAGTGCGGGGGCGACCACAAGCCGTCCGAGCCGTGCCCGAAGGTCGCGTGATGCAGCCCTTTTACTACGTGATCCGCGAGCACGGGGCGTCGAATCACCCGACGGCGAAACACCTGACACTGGACGCCGCCGAGAAAGAGGCCGAGCGCCTCGCGCGCGCGACGCCAGATCAGCGGTTCCTCGTCGTGCGCACGGTTTCCTCGCGCAGCGTCGTGACCCTGGTATGCGAGGAGTTCGACACGGAGGACGTCCGCGAGGACGACATCCCGTTCTGATGGGCGCCCCAAGCAGCGAACAGGAAGCGCGCCAGATCGCCGCGGAGATAGCGGCGCGTCCGAACCTCGCCGCGGTCACGGGCCGGATGCTGGAAGTCATCGAGACGCTGGCCCCTGGCCGCCGTCGCACGCAGCTCGAAACGATGGTGGGTGTCCTCGACATGGACCTCCGGCCCGACGAGGACATCTGCGAAGCCGAACTGAAGCAGTGGATGGAGGTATTGGCGTCATGAGCAGCCTTTCAATCCGAGACATCGGCCTCCGAGAGTCCGTCACTCCGAGGGCCACGGACATCTCCGACCGCATCGCCCAGGCCATCGCGATGCTGCCCCACGTGGACGTCGACCACGAGATGGCGGAGCGCCGCTCCAGGCTGAAGGAGTGGCAGTTCGTGATCTGCATGGAAATCGCCCACGGCAAGGACATGGACGCGGACGAGCACACGGCCTGGCTGGAGCTAGTGGGTGGCTGACCAGCTCGGCCTCGACCTCGAGCCCCAGCCGAAGGCACCGCGCGCGGCCGTGCTGAGGCACGCCTACCTGCGGGCCCAGCCGGTGCCGGCCGCTGAAGCGCTGGCGCTCGAGGCCAGGGCGATGCGCCAGGACACCCGCGTGCTCGCCGTGTTCCGGCCTGGGCGCACGCTGACGCCTTCCCAGGTCCACGGCTACCTGTGCGACGAGTGCGGGGCCCCTGCGCCGCTCCTGACGTCCATCAGGCGCGCGCTGACGAACCTGACCCGGCGCGGCCTGCTCGTCCACTACCCGCGCGAACGCCGCGACGGGCCCAGAGGCTCGACGGAGAGCACGTGGGGGCTCGCCTGATGGCCCTCTCCGCCGCAGAGCGGACCCGCCGCTACTACCGCCGCCACCGCGCCGAGGTCCGGGCCAGGTCACGCCGCTACGCGCGAAGACGGGCCGTGCGGGCGCGGCAGGTACGACGGACGTGGATGTCCAGGCTCGCCGACAAGTGGCTTGCGGAATGGATGGCGGCGGCGTGAGCGACCCCCGCTTCTTCCGGTTGGTGAACTTCGACAAGTACCAGAACTTCAGGGGCAAGCGCGCCCATTGGATGAAGCTGTCCCTGGACTTCTTCGACGACCCCGTCATCGTCGGCCTGCCGGATTCACAGCGACTTGCGTTCATTGGCGTGCTGATCCTGTGTGCGAAGCGTGCCAATCGTGTCCCATTCGATGCGACTTACATAAAGAAGCGGTGCTCGTTGCGTACGACTCCTGATTTGAACCTGTTTATGGGACATGGACTTATCGAATTTACCCAGGCCGTGTGTGGTGCAGAAGTGGTCCCTAGAGGAGAGGAGAGGAGAGAAGAAGAGAGAAGAGAAGAACCCCCCCAACCCCCCGCGGGGGAGGTCGAGGCCGAGCCTCCGGCCGGTGAGGTGCCGCCCCCTCGCCCGGCGTTCGGCGTGCTGTTGGACGAGGCGCGCTGTCCGGGCTGCGACAACCGAGGGACCGTCCGCATGGCCGGCGGAGGCCGCGGGTTCTTCTGCGGGACGAAGCTGGGCGGGTGCGGGCAGACGTTCGACATCGCGGAGCCCATGGTGCTCGAGCAGCTCACGCCGCGGGCGAAGGAGGCCATCCTGAAGCGGCTGGGCCCAGTGGCCAAGCCGACCGCGCTGCCGCCCCCCGAGCCGCGCGACACCGCCGGAGACGAGCTCCACGCGAAGCGCCACGAGCTCGCCGAGGAGTTCCTGGCCTGGTACCGGCGGAACCCGCTGGCGGGCATCTACGAGGGCAGGGCGGGTATGCACGGGGTCGCCTTCGGGGCGTGGCCGAAAGCTGCGTCCCTCCCGGCGCCGGTCGCGGACGTGGTGCGGAAGGAAGCGCTGGCCATCCTCGCGCGTGTAGCGCAGCCCGAGGCGCCGGCGGCAGACCCGTCGAAGCCTCACCAGTTCGAGCCGGACACCCGGATGAGGGCCAAGACGGGGGCGGCGCTGTGCTGGTGCTCGAACCGTTCGGACCACCCGCTGCACGGTGCGGCGTGATTCGGGTGCGCGGTTACAGGGAGAGGGAGGAGGCCCGGTGAAAACGCCGGTTGACGCATTGGACTACGCGCTCCTGATGGCGGGCGCGCTGGACGGCCATAGAAAGCCGGGCGGTCTGGTGTCTCGCCTAGACGCAGATACGCGCGCGGCGCTGGCGAACCTGACGAGCGAGGAGGCGCGGACCATGCGGCCAACGTTTCTCGGTCTCGGACTGACGCGTCCTCGGCGCGGTCGGTTTAATCGCAAGTGAGTTCGGGGGAGAGGGAGGAGGCGGAGTGAGCGAGCGGAGGACGGTCTATCTGTGCGGAGCCATCAATGGCTGTTCCGACTCGGAAGCGAAGGACTGGCGCGAGACGGTCAAATCGGAACTGGCCGGAACGTTCGAGTTCCTGGACCCGATGCGCCGGGACTATCGGGGCCGAGAGGACGAGTGTTACGCCGAGATCGTGGCGGGGGACCTGAAGGACATCCAGGACTCGGACATCGTGCTCGTGGCCGCGGATAAGCCGAGCTGGGGCACTGGCATGGAGGCGTTCTACTCGTACTACCAGGGCAAGCAGGTCTTGGTGATCTGCGGTCAAGCCCGCGTCTCTCCGTGGCTCCGGTTCCATGCCTCTGCGCTCGTTCCGACGCTCGGAGAGGCCATCGAAAGGCTGCGCGCGTGGGCCTGAAGTGGTGCGCGGGGTTGTGCGGTCGGGAACTGCCCCTGAAGGCGTTCGGCCCGCACCGTTCTGAGTGTCGAGCCTGCATCCGCGTGAAGCGCCGGCCGTATTTGCGCCGCCGTTCGATGCGGCTCTATCACAGCGACAAGACTTTCAAGGAACGGGCCAAGAGGCTGGCGCGAGAGTCATACGCGCGGCACTCGGAAGCCCGCTGTGCGACGGTTCGGGCGCGAGCTGCACGGCTCAAGTTGGCCGCTTGATGTTGCTCGTTTCGGGAGGGACCGCGCAGTTTGGCCCGCTCGTACAGGAACGGCCGGACATCTTCGGCGTCCTAGCCGTCCCGAAGGCCGGGAACTCCCTGCCGGAATACTGCAAATGGGCCGGGGACAATGGGGCGTTCTCCGGATTCGAGGAGGACAAGTTCACGGCGATGCTGGCGAAGCACTGGTGGGCGAAGGATAGGTGTCTCTTCGTGACAGCACCTGACGTGGTGGGCGACCACGCGGCGACGGCGGAACTCTTCCGTGAGTGGGAACCGCGGATCAGGGAGTACGGCTATCCCGTGGCTCTCGTAGCTCAGGACGGCCTGACGCCTGACACGACACCCTGGCCGGACATCGACGCGGTGTTCATCGGCGGCACGACGCGCTGGAAGCTAGGCGCGGACGCCGCCCACATCCTCCAGGAGGCTCGGCTTCGCGGGAAGTGGCTGCACATGGGGCGGGTGAACACGAAGCGACGGCTGATCTACGCGGCGGCGCTAGGCTGTGATTCCGTGGACGGCTCGGGCTGGTCAAGATTCCCGCGGGCGATGTTGGATCGGCACGGCTCTCTTCTGCGGAGTCTGTCGAAGCAGCGAGCGTTGGCACTGGAGGCCACGGCATGATCCCCAAGCCCGTCAAGCGAGTGCGCGCGCCGAAGCCTCTGAAGCGTTCCGGGTCTCTGCGTAGGTCCAAGCGGCCACGCCGGGCCAGCAAGAACCGCGTACCGACCCTGGAGCGGAAGCTGTGGAAGCTGTTCGCCGCCTACGTCAAGGCGAGGGACGGGGACGCCTGCATCTCCTGCCCCGCCGTTGGCCTTGTAGGCAAGAACTGGCAGGCGGGCCACATGATCCCCAGCGATGGTAGGCCAAGCGTCCGCTACGACCCCAAGAACGTCCACAGCCAGTGCGGCCACTGTAACTGCTGGCTAGGAGGCAATGGCGCGGTCTACGCCCTGGAGGTCATTAACCGCTATGGAATCGAGGAGTTCAACCGCCTCCATGCGAAGGCGAAGGAGTTCCGGCAATGGAGAGCGCCGGAGCTGGAGGAACTGATTGCGGCGCTGAAGGTGGGCGGCGCGGAGTACGAAATGCTCTACGCGGAGAAGTACGGGCTATGAGGCTGCTGCACGGCTGGCCGGATCCGGAGCGCCGGATGCTGGAGTTCTACCCTCCCGGCTTCGTGGTGCGGGTGTTCTATCGGCCCCTGCCTCACTGGCGTCCGTTCTTCTCCCGGCGGTACATGTTCGCCAACTTCGGCGGCCCGTTCTTCGGAGTCATGGTGATGCGTGGCTGACGGCGTCGTGCGGTTGGCTGCGCGGGCGGTGACGCTAAAAAATCGACGTGCCTACAAAAAGGCCAGGAGGTAGAGAGATGACGACGATGCTGGGCGGTCCGATGTTCGATCCTTCGCGGGACAAGTACCGCAGGAGCAGCTACGGCAAAGAGGGCGGGCACTACAACATCTTCGGCACGCTCGGCCCGGAGTTGGCGATGGAGATGCTTCGCCAGTATTTCCCGGACGGCAGCGCCAACGGGCTTAACTTCGTGCTGTTCTCTACGTCGGGCGTCCACGGCATGTATACCACGATCGAAGAGGTCGAGGCGGACATTCGCAAGCACGGCCCGGTCCCACCAGAGGAACCGGAGGATAGCGACGTCTATCATCCGCGCGAGGTGACGTTTCTGCTTGTCCAGCCGCGCATCGTGGGCATGACCTACGGCAACGTGGCCTGCCGGACCCTGGAGGACGTGGCCTATCTCAAGCGGCTGCGCGAGTCCTCATGGACGGCGGTGCGAACGATCGGGGTCCCCTATGTCGAGTAGCGACCAGTCTCCCGCGACGGCGGAGGATTACGTCAAGAGCGGACAGGCCGTGAGCCTCGCTCAGGCGAGACGGTTACAAGCGGTCAAGGCGCGGGACGATTGGTGGCACGACAACGCCCTCCGCTGCCACGCGGGGACGATCTACGACCTGCTGGGGGATCGCGCAGAAGGCCAGGAGGCCAAATGAGCGAGTGGGTACGCTGCGCCAAGAAAGTCATGGACGGCTTCCACGCCTACCCGTGCTCGCGGACTGGCAGCGTGCAGGAGGAAGGCAAGAACTGGTGCCGGACGCACGCGCCGTCATTGGTCGCAGAGCGTCGTCGAAAGATCAGCGCGGAGACGTCGAAGCGCTGGAAGGATGAGCGAGAGGCGGATCAGCGTCGCAACCTTCGGCACGGGCTGGGAAAGGAAGTGCTGGACGCTCTCAAGGCGGTACACCCGTCGCACGCGGCCACGCCGACGCCTTGCTCTGCGTGCGTGGCGATCGAGAAGGCTGGTGGCCGATGAGCGCGTCTGACCGAGAAGGCGGGGGGAGGGAGGACCGAAGGTTGGGTCTACCTGACGAACTCGCCCAAGTTCCACTACATGCGCGAGGGCCGCTCGCTCTGCCGACGTTGGGGCTATCTCGGCTCCACGTTCGAGGTGGAGCAGGGCAGATTCAAAGCCAGAGCCGACTGTGCCGCGTGCTGGAAGGCGCGGGAGAAGGAGCTTGCGAATGCCGGATAGCCCGCGTCCCCCGGAGCCCGCCGACCGGGCGCTTCAGAACTTCGCGGACGAGATCGCGGCCATGTTCACAACCAGCGGGGAGCAGCGCGAGCAGGCCACCCGCAGGATCGTGACTGTCCTCCGCGCTGCCGTAGCCAACGATCGGCAGCATCGGGTGCCCCCTCCCACCCCGGAGCCGGAGCCGCCAGTCACGGCAGCCGAAGAATGGGTGGAGTGGTGCTCGGCGATGTGCGAGCGGTCGGAACGGTCGTGCCTTGAGGCTCCTTATCACTGCCGGTTGCTGAAGGGCCACGGTGGGGATCATCGCGAGGGGCCGGTGTCGTGGCTTGCGGGGCCGGTGAGCGGGGAGCCCGAGGGCGAGAAGCCGCGACGATTCCAGCCATGTCCTCGCTGCGGCTACAAGTTCATGTGCAACTGCCCGCCCGAGAACCTGGAGGAGGCCGAGATCAAGGGAGCTTTGCAGCCCGAAGGCTGGACGAAGCGGATGCACGACGCGGAGGCAGGGTTGCGCGCTGCGGAGTCGGCGGTGGCTGCTGAGCGCGAATCGAACGCCATCGCGTGCAGGCAACTCGGCGCTGCGGAGTCCAAGCTGGAGTCCCTCTCAAAAAAGCATGAACTGCTGCGCGCAGCCGTCAACTCGTCTGCCGACGACTGCACCGAAGCGTGCGACAGTTATGCCCATCGCGAGGACTGCAAGACGCACGACCCGGCGGCGTGGATCATGGCATTGCAGTCCAAGCTGGAGTCCCTGACGAAGGAGAGCAGATTCTTCCGCGAGGCGCTATGGCTCGGCCACGGGCATGACGGGCTCTATGGGGACGACGGCGAGATGCAATGCGGCCGGGTGAATCAGCACGGGGACGTGCCCGGCCCTATGGACTTCAAGCGCGACTCCCCCGAGAGGATCTGTCGTGCAGTCTTCGGGGCGGCCCGCCAGGAGCGGAAGAAGCTGGAGGAGGCGCTGCGACGGGCTATGGGGCATCTGGATTGTTGGGGCGACGAAGTATGCAGGGACGGCAATCGCTGCCCGCCCTGTCTTGTTCATGCCGATGCAGTCGAAGTGCTCGCCGCCCTCCGCGTCCCCCTGTCCTGCGCTCCCGCGAACGAGGCATGCTCGCGTGGATCTGACGGCTGCGAAATCAAGGGACCGCATTCCATGTGCGGGACGGTGATCCGATGACCTCCGAGACTCCTCTTACGCCGGAGCTGGAGGCGCGAATCAAGGCAGAGGTGGACTGGCTAGAGGGCGTGATGTGCGATCCTGGCGAGCCGGACGAGGTAGTGTGGCCCGGCACGTTAACGCTTACGAAACGCCTCCGCGCCTTCGCCCGCGAGATCCAGGAGCCTTTGCTGTACACGTCGGACAAGCAGACGGCGGCATGGAAGGCCCGCGCGTTGAAGGCTGAAGAGAAGCTGACGTGGTGGGAACACGCCGAACGCTATGACACCGCTCGGCTGTGCGAGAACGCGGAGGGCAATCCCTCGCTCACGCTGTTCGGGCCGGGCGAGCCGGGAACACGTCCCTACTTCGCGGTGAGCATCGAAGAGGAGCCGGACGAGGGCGGAGCCTGGGGCGCCTTCTTGCGGTACGGTGGCCGTGACGGTGCGCCGAACGTGGGCGAGTTCAAGACGTTTCCGGAGCTTCGCGCCGCGCTGCTGGAAGCCATCCAAGCGGATCGTAATGCTCGGGCTGCCTACTGGGGAGCGGAGTCGGGAGCGGAGAAGCCGTAGGACAGATCGGCAACCTGTAGCCGAAAGACCTTGACACTTTGTCCACATTTCGCCTACGATCTTCGCGATGCTCCCGCGCGCGGAGTTGCTCCGACTGCATCGACATGGGGTTCCGTTCAGTGAGATCGGCCGGCGTTGCGGCCTCAGCAGGCAGCGCATCCATCAGATCCTGAACCCAGACAAGCACAGGGCCAGAGCGGCGGTCGCAAGTGCGATAGTCGCTGGGGTCTTGGTACGCCCGGACACGTGCTTTCGGTGTCGCCGCTCGGATGTGGCGATCGAGGCTCACCACCATGACTACTCAAAGCCTCTCGACGTCGAGTGGCTGTGTCTGAAGTGCCACGGGCCTCACAACAAGCGGCCAGCGCGTCCGGTGATGGTCAATGCCGTGGCGGAAGCCTTGCGGCTGCTGAAGGAGTGTGCCGTCTGCGGCAACGCGATTGCCGTGGGTCGACGCAATGCTCGGACTTGCTCAAGGTCATGTGCTCGGAAGTTCGTGTGCATCCGGCGAATTAGGCTGGCTAGGGCCCGATATATCGTCAATCACCCAGAAGAGTATCCGGTCACGATTGGGTTGGCGCGCACTCTCATCGCTGATGACGGGCAACCGCCAGGGCAGAGCTGTTGACACCCGCGCGCGTCGTCAGGCCCCATGGTGCGCCTCCCGACGCTGCACGCAGCGAGCCCGATGCCCCGCCCCTCACGTTCTCCCAGCCGACGTTCCTCCACGAACGCGGTTCCTTCTGCACGCAATGTAAGCCGGTGCCGTGCACGAAATGCCCCAAGGGCTGGGTCCACAGGATCATCGCGGAGGGCTCGCGATGGTGCGGCTACTGCGGGCGGTCTTCGTGAAGACAGCACAGCCGACCGATGAGGGGTACGCCGCCGCGGCATGGCTCCTGATTGCCGAGCCTCGCGCCTTGAAGGCGATAGCCAAGGTGGAGGCCGGCCCGCAGGGTGCCTTTCTGCCCGACGACCGGCCGGTGATTCTCTTCGAGCGTCACATCTTCCACCGCCTGACCGATGGCCGCTTCGACCACGACGCCCCCGACCTGTCGAACTCCCAGCCCTCGCCGCCTGGCACGTACGGCTCGAGCCCGCAGCAGCATGAGCGGCTGGCGCGGGCGGCCCTGCTGGACCGAGATGCGGCGCTCCAGGCGTGCTCGTGGGGCCTGTACCAGATCCTCGGGCTCAACCACACAGCCGCCGGCTATCCGGAGCTCCAGCGGTTCGTGAACGCGATGTATCGAAGCGCCGACGACCATCTCCGGGCGCTGGTGCTGTTCATCCGCAACGATGGGCGCCTGGTCGATGCGATCCGCTCTCTGAGCTGGTCGGCGTTCGCGAGGTACTACAACGGGCCGAACTTCGCGGCCAGCGGGTACGACCGTCGCATGGCTCGCGCCTATGCGGAGCTCGCATGAGAACCACGCGACCTTCCGGACGTTCCGGCCTTGGCGTCGACTTCGCGGGTGGGCCTGTTATCGACCCGACGAAGAACGTCGGGGACCAGCTCGCCGCGGCGATGAAGCGGCAGGACGACCTTCGGGATCTACAGACGAAGCTCATCGATGCGAAGCTGGAGACGGTACGGGAATCGAGTCGGCTGCGCTCCGAGTTCCTGCGGGCCACCCAGAAGCTGCACCAGAAGCACGACCGAGAGATCCACAAGGCCGAGCAGATGCGCCTCGACGCGGTCAGGGGCATCGATGTCGCTGCGTCCAAGACGGAATCGGAGCGAGCCCTTCAGGCCATCAACACTCTCGCCGCGACAAACAAGACGGACGCCGAGAACCTGCGCAACGCGCTTAACACCACGGCATCGACGATGGCGAAGCAGGTGTCCGACGTGGCCGATGCGCTCCAGAAGCAGACAGCCAGCAGCTTCACGGAACTCTCGACGCGGGTCGCTGCCCTGGAAAAGTTCCAGTACGAGGGGCAAGGCAAGCAGGCGGTGGCCGATCCGCAGACGGCACGTCTCGCGGCGGCCGTGGAGAAGCTGACGGAGGCTAGCGCGCAAGGGGCCGGCAAGGGCGCTGGTATCGGGCTCGTCGCGACCGTCGTGATCGGCGGCGCGGGGTTCGTCCTGACCCTGCTCACCATCGGCAGCATCGTGTTCGCGGTGTTGAGTCGATGAAACCGCGGGCGCATGTTGAAGCATGGGCAACGATCGGCCGAGTCCTCTGGTCGCCGCTTGGCTGGCCTGGTTTGAGCGCCACTGCACGCTCAAGCGCCACGCCGCACATCTACGTTTTCAGTGCCGTGAATGCCGGGAGTTCGCGCTCCGAGGTGCCGTCATGCTGGAGCAGCCGCCGGATGGCTGAGAGGGAAATCGAATGCTGAGACCGGGTGTCGTGCTGTGCGTCCTCATCGCGTGCGTGGTGTTCGTGTCGTGCTCACCTACCGCCCCGGAGCCCCCTGCGGTTCCGACCTCGAGCAACACCTGCACCGTAACCGGGAGCGGCACCTGCGTGATTGGAGATGGGAGCGGCAACGTCACGAACCCGCAGCCCAGCCCTTCGGCGCCGGGCGGGGACAACGTGGTCGAGTCCTTCGCGATTTTCTGCTACGGGTTCGGAGCCGTACCTCCGCAGCCCGATCCGAACCACAACGCCTGTGCCCTGCCTCCGGGCTATCCCAACATCGCGGTCACGGCCTCGCCCAAGAACAAGGCGGGCGTCGACATTCCGAATCCCGGCGACAAGACGAGTGCTGACGTCATCGACTGGCGCTTCAGCGTGTCTCCGGCGGGTGCGGCCACGCTGGACATCAAGGGGGACAACCGCTTCAACGCGCAGGTGAACCCCGCGAGCCCTCGTGTGGCCGCGAACTTCACGCTGGTAGCGATCTACAAGGACCCGCAGGGGAACATCAGGACCGCGGACAAGGGCGGAAGCATCCAGTGACGCACGAGGAATTGGAGACCCTGATGGTGGAGTTGAAGCGCGAGGAGAAGTTCTTCGTGTGGGCATTCCGCGGCCTCATCGTGCTGGGCATCGTGGCTCTGATCGTGTTCCTCTGGCCCGGCTCCGCGCACGCCGATGCGCCGGCACCGAAGCTGAAGCCGCACGCGAAGCCGTCACCTTCCCCGACGCCTGTCCCCTTCGACCTCGTGGAGGGAGCGCAGACCGACCCGCCCACCGTCGAGGCCGTGGCCGAGTCTCCCGTGCCCCCTGCACCCGTTCCTTCCCCGAAGCCGACCGCGGTGGAGAAGCAGAACGCGCGCCCTTTTCACGTGGACACCCAGCTCGGCGGGCTCGTCACCGTCACCGCCGAAGCAGGTACCGCCGTTACGCCGACGCTGTGGGTGAACGCGGATGGTCCGCTGGCCATCGGGAATGGCCACAGCCTGGGCCGCATCGGTGCGCGTCTGGGCCTGTCCAGTTCACCGGGCCAGGCCATCAACCCCGTGAGCGTGGAGACGTTCAAGTCCGCGGACGTGGGCATCTGGTACGGCTACGTAGTGGGGCACCTGCGCGACGTCGATACCACGGTCGTGGTCGAGGGCGACTTCTCATCGCGCTTGAGGGGCAGCAAGGATCAGCAGCCGCTCGATAGGCTGACGCGCGCCGTGGGTGTTGGCGTCCGGTTCGATGCACGCAAGTCGAATGCATCCATGACCCTGCTCGCGGGGTACGACGAAGCGTCCTCGTCTTGCCCTTCGACCATCACCTGCACGGGGCTGCACAGCGGCTTCGCGTTCATGCTCTACGGTCAGGTGCCCATCGTGTCGGGCTCGGTGCTGTTCATCGCGGACGCGACGCTCAGTGCCGCCGCCAGCGTGCCGGGGCTCATCCAGAGGCGAGACGTGCTCAGGCTCGGCCTTGTCGTTGATCCAGTCCAGGCAGTGAAGAAGCTCAAGGGAGGGAACTGATGGACGGTCAGGCGATCATCGCAGTCTCGGCGGCCGTGGTCGCGCTCACGCAGCTCGTGAAGTGGGCGGGGCTGCCCGACAAGTACGGCCCGTTCTCCGTGCTCGCGCTGTCACTCGTCGGGGTGTGCCTCTGGGGCTATTCCGTGGGCACCTTCGAGCGCGCGCGGCTCTTCGAGTATTTCGTGGGCTGGGTCACGGTGTCGACGTCGGCCGCGGGCATCTTCGGGTTCACTCGCGCCAGCGGAGAAGGCATCACGGCGATCAAGGCTCCCCCTTCTGGTGCCGCTGGCGGTTCCCCGACGTTCAAGTCTTAGCCGTGGCTGGAAGGCGCACGGGTGACATCTGGCCCGAGGTACTGAGCAAGTCGATCTCGGGCTGGATCGTGGGCCTCGCCATCCCCGCGTCCTTGGCGCTGTTCTCTGGCCTCATGTACCTCGCCGTGAGCGAGTACCACGTTCAGACGACGTACGCCGCGATCGAGAAGGCAGTCGCGGAGCACGATCAGCGGCTCGACAAGATCGAGGACCGGCTCATGCCCGCGGGCATGGTGGACCGGCTCGACAAGTTCCTGAGCGAGCAGGAGCAGAAGAAGCAGCCCAAGCCCTGAGCATGTTGCCACGTCGGGCAATCCGGGCGCATGTTGATGGTAGACCCCGACGATGACGACGAGTACGAAGACGAAGACAGGGACGAGACGTTCACGGAAGAGCCGAAGAGGAGGAATCATGACGATCGTGCTGCCCTTGGCCGTGTGCCTGGTGGGGCTGGTCGTGTACTTCGCTGCGAACCCGAGCACCAGCCCACGCATCTGCGAGGTGGGCCGCATCTGCTTCGGCTTCGGGCTGCTGGTGTTCCTGCTCAAGGCCGCCCCCGCGCTGTTGAACCTGCCGCGCTAAAAGGAGACGTCATGGCGAATAAGAAGAAGCCGAGCAAGGCCCCCGCGAAGAAGGTCGTTCGGAAGCGCGCCCGCAAGCCCGCCCCCGCCCCTGTCGCACCGCCGCCCACGGAAGCGCCCACTACCACACCCACCGCGGAAGTCGCCCCCGAGGTGCCCGCGGTCTGATGCTTGCCCTCCTGCTGTTCGGTGCCCTCACTCTGCCGACACCCGATCTGACGTGCAGGGTGAGGGACACGAAGGGCAACCTCGTTCGCAGCATCAGCCGCAGGACGCTCTTCCTGAAAATGACGGGTCACCAGGACGGCAAGGTACCGCAGGGCATGGCCGTGAACCACATCGTTCCCCTTCGGTGCGGTGGGTGCGACGTGCCCTCCAACATGGAGCTCATGTCCACCGAAGAGTGGAAGAAGCGCACGGGACCAGAACGCTACGACTGCGGGCGCCATCCAGCGGGGAGCTGGTGATGCCCCGTGCTGCCCGTCGTGCCTGCTCACGTCCTCACTGCCCCAACGTACAGCCCTGCCCTGCCCACGCACGCAGGCCCTGGACGCACGCCGTACCCAGCAGGCAGGCAAGGGGCTACACCGCAGAGTACATGCGCAACAGGGCCATCGTGCTGCGTGAGGAGACCCACTGTGCCCTGTGTGGTAGGGCAGGGCTGAGCACAGACACAGCAGACCATCGCATCCCTCTCGCTCGAGGTGGAACGAACGAGAGAGAGAACCTTCAGCGCGCGCACGCCAAGTGCAACGCAAGCAAGAACGCCCGAACCGGGTATACCCCCTCGGCCCAGACGACAGGAC